AATCTTGCTTCATTTCTTAGTCTTGCTATTTCGTCTTGTTCTAATCCTAAGATAGGGATTAATTCACTACCTAACTTATCGCCAAACAAATTATTAGCAAGTGCTGTTCTTAATGCTTGATCCTCTACTTTATTTAAAGCTTCTCTAATGATATCAAATGCTTCTTCTGTGGTCTTACCTTCAATTTCATCCATTGAAATACCAAGAGCATGAAATACTCCAGCAAATGATTTAACATCACCAAGCGCAACATCCGCTAATATATTATTTACTTTTGAGAATGCTTTTTCTAAACTTGAGGTTTCAACTCCAGCAAGTTTGGCCACATGGTTCCACTCTTGTAAGGCTTCAACATTCATGCCTATCTTTTGAGCGGTGTTCTTTAATTCATCTGCTGTATTAACACCTTTAGTAGCAAGTGCTGTAAGTGCAGTAACTGCTCCTAAAATTGGCATTGTTAATGACTTAGTTAATGTGCCGCCAAGCTTAGTTAAATTTTCAAACTTTTCATTGCCTAAAGACTTCATTTTATCTTTAGTTTTATCAAGTTCACTATTAACTCTTCTTAGGTCTGCTTCAGTATAGGCAATATTTCTTTCTAACTTCTTAAACTCAGCATCTGATATAGTACCAAGCTTTAAGCCTTCTTTTGCTTTGGCTAATTGCTCATTTTGTTTTTCTAATCTTTCTTTAGTACCTTTTAAGATATCGTTAAGTTGGTCTTGTTTCTTTTTCCAAAGCTCTAAATTTGAACTATCATATTTTAGGTTTGCGTTAATCGCTCTTAGATCTTTTTGTTGTTCTTTTAGATCCTTATTAATACCCTTTATTTCATTTTCTAAATCCTTACCATCTAAGCTAAGTTTTATGTTGATACCTTTAACTGTTTCTGCCATTAACACTCACCTCCTAATCTATAACAAAAATAGATCAATATCTTTTTGAGTAGCTCTTCTTGACTCAGGTTCATTTGACATTGTTTTTAGTTCTAAATTTATTAATTCTACATAAACATCAATATCGATATATCTTGCATCTTTTAGGGATATCCCAAGATGAGCCAAATTATAAATTATATTTGCTGTGACGTGCTCACCTTGAGATTCTATTTTGGGCTTTCGTTGTTTACACTTCCGCCTAGTAATTCTGCAATGGTATGTGAAATATTTTCAAGTTCACCAACATCTGAAAGCAATGTAAAATCAATGCCCTGTAAAAACTCTTCATAGCTTTTCTTAGTGAAAGGTTTGTGAAGGACATAAACAATTTTAAATATCACTTCTAAAACTTCTGATACATTTCCTTCTTTTTCACTGCTTTCAAGTTTAGTTACATCACTAAATAACTCAGTACCAAATGTACTACGATATTCGATAATAGTAAAAAGCGAGGACTTAAGTCTAATATCCTCGCCATTTAATTTAACTGTCTTTTCCATATTAAGTACCTATAGTTCCAACAGAAGGACCACTTGTAAAGAAGTTATTATAGTTAGCATCTCCAAATTTAGCAATTGTTCTAATTACCGATAAATTACCTACTTCAATTGATCTTGCAGTAATATTAAGTGTCACAGAGTTTGGTTCGATGCTTTCTGCTTTTGTTTTTGTTGCATCACTTACTGGTGAAGCTGTACATAAGAAATACCAAATTCGTCTTGCTTTAGCGTCTCCTTGAATTTCATATCCAAGTGCAAAAGTCTTATTACGATGATTTACTACTTCAATTAAGTTGTTATTTGTATCTTTTTCATATCCTAACACTGCAACTTTAAAATCGTCATCAATTTCAGTTAATTTTAGAGTAATGTTGGATCCTGAGTTAGAAACAAGTGTTGCCAAAATTCTATCATCAGCATAAACATCAGTTTTGCCAGCGATAACTTCAGCTGTTAATTCTTGCGCTCCTGTTAGCTTCTTTGGTTCGCCATATGTCCAAGTGTCATCTTCACCAGGAGTTGCTACAGCATAGTGCACATTTTTAAGTCCGAATGTTACTTTATTGCTCATATTTTGATTCCTCCATTTTTATTTCATAAATACGATATAATCCATTTTCTGCTATGTAAAACTCACTAATCATTTGAAACTCAATGTCATATAATTTAAGTTTGTTTTCTAGCATTTTTTCTAATTGAATGTTTTTGTTAGGTGTTATTAAAGTTATTTGAATTGTTAATTCTTTTAATAGGTATGAATCATCAGCATAAGTTTTACCTCTTTTGTTAAGTTCTTGATAAACAATGATTGGTAATTCAATGTTGTCTTTTACTGAAACAGCATAATAAACATTATTAGGTAGTACTTCATTTAAGATTGTATAAATATATTCAAGATTATTTACCACGTATGATCACCTTTATATCCTCTAACATTTTAGGAGTAAACGCATCATATGCTGGTCTAAGAAACGGTCTAGGATTTACATACTTTCCGCTTCTATGCATAAATCCAAATTCAATCAAATGGACAAGCATACCTTTTTCTTTCCCATATATAACAATCGTTTTATTAACTCCACTACCAACATCTGCTTTAACAAAATCATCAGCAAGACCATTCTTTTGTCCGCTTCTTGGTGCATTGCTTTTAATGTATTCAAGTATTTTGTCAGCTGTCTCATCAAGCTTTGCTTCAAGTGCTTTTATAACTTCATCAGTATAACTACTAACTTCATCCATTATCAATTCAGCTAGGTTATCAAGCGTAGCCATTGATATCACTTACCTTTAGTTTTGATTCAACTAAGTATAGTTCTAAAAACTGCCCTGCAAGATAGGTTCTTTCAACTGAATAAATAACACCATCAACCACAACATATTTACTACTGTCATATAAGAAACTTTGAATTTTAAGAGATAAATCTACCTTATATTCTTGCTTTTTACTTTCGTAGTATTCTTTTGAGGTTACTTGCTTTTTAATTCCTATAACTTGTTTTTTACTTATTAGTGAGAGCTTGTTGTTTCCTATGTTATCTTTAACAGATTCTAGTTTTAACAACTCAAGTTTTATATTAGGACTACTTGGGAACATTAGTATCACCCTTTGATAGTGCAAGTTGTAACAAAAGCATATCAAAACTTCTCGGTAACTCTTTAACTGAACCATCTGTTTTAAACCCAAAGAATGTTTTACAGTAAATTAATACTAAAGATTTTGTTAGGGGGTTATCTTCAATATTCTCTGGATCCACGCCTGTTGATAAAATTAAAGCAATGCACGCTTCTATGTAACTATTTAGTTCATCATCTGCGTAAGTTTCCTCTAGAGGAATAAGCAGTGATTTTTTCACATTCTCAAGTAGTCCCATTTATAAACACCTCTTAGGCTTTTTTCTTAATTCTTAAGAAACCGTTATAACCTACAACGTTACCACCAGTGAACACTGATGCTTTGTAAGAAATAATCCCATCTTTAAATTTATAATCAGTTGACTTACCAATCTCAACTGGTGAGAAAATAGGTACCTCATAGTTATGTAATCCACCATAAGCCATTACATAGTCGCCTTCATTTGTTTTACTATCAGTTAAGGCTTTACAATGCGAATTAATAATATATGGAATACCATCAATTGTACTATTGATATAGTCGATTGTATGGACCTTTCTACCCTCTGGAGTTCTAAGTCCTGCAAATGCTCTTAAATCATTTTTATTTAAGATTAAATAAGCTCCGCCTTCGATCTCTTCATCTCCACCATAAGCAAAGATTATATCATCTAATGTTGAGTCAGTGATAGCTGAGATTTCAAGTGGGGTACTATCTGCAAGTGCTACTGCCTGGTCACTAAAGATACCAGTGAATGTATTTGATGTTCCTGGTCCTTTTAAGATTTGTTCACTTATTTTTTTCTTTAAAGCGATGTTAATGTTTTTAATAACTTCTGCTTGATAAGGTAAGCTTGGTAGTTTTTCTAACTCTTCAGTAATCTCAGTGTATGCAGTAACTTTAACTTTAGTAATTGTTAAATAACCAAAGTCTGGTTCTGTTTCACTATAAGGCTGACCTTCGCCTGTAAGACCCGCGATACCATTACCTTTAATAAATGATTTCTTATAAGTCTCACCACCATTTAAATTCACAACTTTAACACGATCAACTAAACTTGAAACTTGAGCGAATGGATATGCAGCAATGTTTGGTGCAGTGTGTTCAGGAAGTAAAATCTCTTCACTTGATACTTGAATTACTCTAGCTTCTTTTAAAGCTTTACCACGTTTTTCAAGTTCCTCTTTATTAACTTGCTCAGTTCTTTCAATTTGAATTGGATTGATGACAGCTTTTCTTTGAATAGCAAGCTTTCTATCGATTGTTTCCTCTTCTTCTTTTAATTCATCGACTTCTTTTTCTAATTCTTCTAATACTTCAAGTGTTGCTTCAACACCTGTTAGGCCTTTGATTTCATTTAATCTGACCTTGATTTCTTGTTTTCTTTTTTCTAAATTCATTATTTAGTTCCTCCAATTTTTATTTTTAAATCTATTCTTTTCCTTATTAACGACGCGTCTCTTTTTCTCTTTTCTAATTCCATAGTCTTTAGTTCTAAGTCCATAGACTCTAAAGAACGAGCATAAATTGAAGTGTTGTCATAAGCTGGAATATCAACGATTGATACATCATAGAGTCTATCAATTTTGGTGATTCGTCTTTTTGGAATTTCACCTTCATGATCCCACTCTTGTTCTTTAACTGTAAAAGCAAAACTCATCTTTTCTAAAAGTCCTGATTTTACCATCTTATAAATATCTTTGTTGTGCTGAGTATCTAAGAGTTCAGCTCTTACCTTTAGTCCTTTTTCATCTGATGTAAGTTCTAAAGATTTGTTTTTGGTTCTTGCGATGATTAAGAATGAGTCCATATGGTTATATTTCATTGGCACATCTTTAATCGCATCTTCACTTAGTGCATTTGGATCAATGCTTTCAATGAAACCATACTCTCTTGTTCCGATTAAGGTTTCCTCATTATAAAGAATCGCATAACCTTCCAAAATCATCTTTTCATCTTCTTCTCTAAGTTCAACTTCTGCAAGTCTTGTTTCTTTTTTAATCATCTGGTTTCCACCTCTTTTTTCTTAATTGTTACTTCTTTTGTATATTCATACTCAAGCTCTGCATCTTTATAGTAAATGTTCTCGAGCTTTTCTTTTTTACAATATTCATCAATGATTTTAGTTTTCTCTTTTTGTTCTGCTAAAATTGATGCTATTGCTTCTTTTGTTACCTTGCCATTAATCGTTACCTTCATTATTTAAATCCTCACTTTCTCCAACTTGATATTGATTAGCTTTTAAAGCATCTACATAATTTAGTGATTGTAATCTTTTATCACCATTTTCAACTGGCTCTAATCCAAGTAGAGCTCTTGATTCATTTAGGCTCATAATTCCAAGTCCCATTAACTTTTCAATTGCTGTTACTTTGGTGTTCCAGGATGCATATTGTAGTCTTTCGCTATAAAAGACAACTTGCTCGCCTCTTTTGATTTCATTATCAGTAAGAAGTCCTAAAGAAAAAGCCTCAGACAACTGAATGGCTAAAGGCTCTATGGTTTGTTCATAAAATGAATTGAACTCATCTTCACTATAATTTGAACTAAAGATTGGTGATGAAACACCGAAGTAGTTTAATATCTTATCATTTAAAAACTCTAGTGTTTCTTTATCTATTAACTTTGGATCTACATTAAGTGGAATATACTCACTTTTTAAATCAATAGGGATTATTGAACTTCCCTTATTTTTTATAGATTCTTTTAACATTTCATTAAATGAAGTTAGTTGTTTATTCTTATCCGTTTCATTTAACATTGCATTCATCTTAAGAAGTCCTTTAATTTGCATTGAACTTCTTAGTGCGTTTTCTACCCCTTGAAGCACATTTTCATTAATGTTGATTGCTTTAAGTAATGCTTCTTGGTCTCCCTTATGTCCACTTCCACCAAAGATATCATTATCGTGATAAAACCTTTTTAAATGAATAATGTTCTCATATGGAATAATAAATGTTTCTTTGTTTTCAAATTGAAATCTTAAATAGTAATTATTTCCACCATCAACAATTGGTTCTACCATGATTGGATTAAGTGGATACAAACCTTTAAGTTCACCATCATCAAACATCGGATAAACAAACGAATTATCATCTATAAAAAGTTTTGTAATTACTTTATAGATAAACTGATAAGGTGTCATTACCTCATTTGGCTTGTGCTTTAAAATAAAAGACAGCTTTCCGGTTTTATCGGTCACTGTCTTATCGTTTTCGTTTTTAATATGTCTAGGTTTTAGTTTGGCGCATTGGCTTGCAATTCTATCAATAGCAATCTTTACTACATCAGATTTTGAGATGTTTGTTCCAAATGAAACTTGTGGAATATTAAGTTCGCTTATAAATTTGAAGGGCTGTTCTGTGCCTTGTTTTTTCTTTCTTTTAAATATGGCCATAGCGACCTCCTTGATTAAATCATATTTTCAAAATCCAACTTATATCTATTTAAAACAGCATAAGAAATTATAAGTGCTACTGTTCCATCAATTCTTTTATATCTCGAGTTTAGTTTAGATGGTTGGATGTTGCCATTAACATCTACTTTTGCTTGTGTATTTGATAAACACCATTTTAGAATTGGATTGTTGTTATAGATAACTTTGTTATTCTTTAAATCAGCTTCAAGTTGTTTCATCGGTTCTGATAAAGAATAAACTCCCTGCCTTACCTTTTCCATATTAAAACCTAGTTCCTCCATTTCCTTAATCCAATAAAGACTATTCCATGGATCGTATCCTACCCAAAGTGGTCTAATATTATATGTCCTTATCATATTCATAAACCACTGGGTTACTAGTGAAAAATCATTCTGACTTCCATCGGTTACAGTAATTAGACCTTTTTGCACCCAAATATCATAAGGTACGTTGTCCTCTTCCTTACGCTTTAAAATAACATCGCTTGGCATAAAAAACTGAGTAATAACAAATTTTTTATCACCTTTCATTAGTAATAGAACTGCGGCCGTTAAGTCCGTTGTGCTTGAAAGGTCAACACCACCAATTGCATAACTATCTTTTAAATCTTCAATACTAAAGGTTTCATCATTATTCAAATCATCGAAGGTTAGCCATGAGCCTTGTTCTAATTGTTTAATATTAAAATCCTTTGATAGCATCGTTACTCTTGTTCCAAGATCGTGCTTTGATTTGTTCATTAAATCTTCTAGGTAAGAATATGTTTTAATTGAACCTATGCTTGGATTAGATTTTTGCCATGTTCTTTTATCTTGATAGATTTCATCAACTGAATCTTGCGTATATAACCAGGGCAGCACTCTTTCATCTTGGATCTCACCCTTGATCATTCTTCTAACATAATCTAGCTTGTTATCTAAAAAACCACCGACTGTGTTTCCTTCAGTGGTAATAATAAATATAAGCGGTTCTTCTTTGGTTGATTGACTTTGTTTAATGGCATCATAAACTTTACTATCTGTCATTTCATGTACCTCATCAATACAACCAACTTCAATGTTATAACCATCTTTATTTCTTGATTGAGCTGATAACTTCTTTATCTTGTTCTTAGTCTTTGGTGAGTAGATATGAAAGATGTTCTTTTTACTTCTTTTTTCATTTGATAGAGCTTTTGATTGTTCTCTCATATTGTTAATCTCTTCAAATAAGATGTTCGCTTGTTCTGTTGTGTTAGATGCACATACAATATCAACTCCACCTTTTGATAAGAAAAACTCAGCTAAATCAATACCGGCAATAAATGTTGTCTTACCATTCTTTCTAGCAATCAATAATAAAACTTCATTAAACCTTCTTAAATTGGTATCAGCCATTTTAAATCCGTATGCTGCTTGAAGAACTGCTTTCTCCCAAAGTTCTAAAATAAAGGGTTCACCATTAAATGGACTTTTAGTGTGTTTGCAGAATGTCTCAATAAAATCAATTCTTATTTTGCCTGGTTTTTCATCAAATATATATCTAGGATTATTTAAATCATCAATTAAACCTTCTAAAACTGTGAGTAGTTCCTTACCAACTAATATCTCACCTTCTTGAATTTGCCTATAATACTCTTTTAAATAATTCACTATTCTAACCTTTTCATGAATTCATCAAATTCATCATTATCATCTATCATGTTTTTACCCATGATTGTATTAAGAGTTTTAATAACATTTCCATAGCTATTAACTAACTTTGTATAGTATTTTGCAGCTTCAGTTTGTCTTTGAGTTCCTTTTGATGAAATTTGAATTGCACCATACTTTCTTATTTGTTGTTGTAAGTTTTCTAATTGAACTCTCATAAATGCAGCTTCGTTTAGAAGGTTATCAACCAGTTCTGCTTTGGTTGGATCAACTAATGAAAAAAGCGACCTTAGTCGCTCATACTCAATTTGTACATTTTCAATTTTGCTCATTGCTAAATCCTCCTAAGAACCAAAGTGAATAATTCCTGTTTCAAGTTCCTCGCCATCATGTAACATTTCAATAATTCTTGTGATTGTACTATAATCACCGTATTTGTCACCTTCAAAGAAATCCCACCACATTGTTCTTAAAACTTCTCTTTTCTCTTTTGGTCCTACTGAACCAAGTTTACTATCATAAAGTTCATGGTCATAAATTTCAGCTTCTTTATTAAAAGCTTCTTTTAATTTTAACCATAACTCATGTGCAGCTTTGTAATCATCATCGGTTGCGCCATCTGTAATCTCATCGAGTGAAGTTTCACTGTAACCTCTAAAGCAAACTTTTGTTTTTTTATTTCTTAAAATTTCATCTAGGGTTTTCCATTCGTAATTATAATTAATCATTTTTACTACCTCCTCTTTTTTCATACACATATTACCGTATAAAAACTACTATAGCAACTCAATTTAAAACTATAATTTTATTATAATTTTTAGTACTTTTTACAAAAGAAAAAGCCACAACTAAGTGACTTATCTTCAACTATTCTCAAAATGTAAAATCAGATTTTCAAAAATACCGCCTCGCATTTTTTAAAGGCCCCCCATGCGGTACCCTTTAAGCATTCTTTTTATTTTGAGGAGGGGGTATTAAAGTGTGCAGCTATAGAATTATTGTGCTTTTCTATTTCTAGAATATACTTAGAAAAATTTTCTTGGATTTCAGTAGTTTTTTTCGAGTTAAATTGGAACACCATAGTATTCTGTGCAAGACCCTTTAATTGTAAATAGTCATTTAAGAACAGCCCAACATAGTTGTTTACTTTTTCTAATTCGCTTTTAACTTCTTTGTGTTTAATAACTTGTTGTTTGCTTTTAAGTTCAGCAGCATATTCTTTTACAATATTAATAGTCTTTTCTTGTTCTTTGATTATTTTCGCTATTTCCGTATATGGAACCGGAAATCCGTTTCTAAGTTTAAAATCCACAGAATCAGCAACAACTCCCATTTTTGCCAATGCTTGATTTGTGATTGTTATTGCTTCAGATATTGTTTTCTCTTCTAATCCGTCTGCTTTGTAATCACCTTCGACAATTAAATCTGCTATTTTTGTTACAGATTTATCAATTGTTACATTTATTGTAAAATTAAAAGTAACTGATATGGTTATTGTAAGTGCAAAACTTATATCGCGAATTAAGTCATAAACTAAAATATTTTTATTAGTCCATGATAGAACGGCAAACACCATAGATATTATTACTAAAATCACAATAATGCTTAGTATTATTTTCTTGTTCTTTAAAATAAAGTTTTTCACATTCATCACCCTTGATATTATTATATCAATTAACCGATGAAGTTTCCATCTTTATCGAAGGGATTGTGTTTCTTTTGAAACCTGCCATGTTCGTTGTTATGACACTCTCTACACAAGTGTTCTAAGTTCTCTTGATTCAAACTAATTAAAGCATCATCAACATTATCAACTGTTAAAGGAATCTTGTGATGAACTTCCTCACCAACGCCACCACATCGCTCACATTTGCCCTGTGTGGCTTCTATTTTAACAGTTCGAGCAATTTGCCAAGCAAGTGATTTATAGAAGTTATGAAGCGATTTTGGTTTTCTCATATGCATCTTTTAACTCTAAAGCTTTATCTTGGACTTGCTCCCATTTAACATTTAGATCCGTTCTACCAACATGACCAAATGCAGATAGACTTGAAAACTTAACTTTATCAAACTCAAGTTTTTTTTAATGTTTGCTGGTGTGAAATTAAAATGATTATTTAATAACTTTAACAACTCATCATCACTTAACTTGCCAGTTCCAAATGTATCTATATAAAGTGATATAGGTTCAGATACACCAATTGCATAAGAAACTCCTACTTCACACCTATTAGCAAGGCCAGCTTCAACAAATGATTTTGCTGCATATCGACAATAGTAGGCAGCACTTCTATCTACCTTTGATGTATCTTTACCACTAAATGCTCCTCCGCCATGATGTGAGAAACCACCATAAGTATCAACGATTATCTTTCTACCAGTTAAACCTGCATCTGCTTCAGGTCCACCAATTAGAAACTCTCCTGTTGGATTAACTAATATTTCAATATCATCTACATCATCAATGATTGGTTCTAATAATTCCTCAATGATGATTTTTGTAAGTTTATCATTTTCAATACTTCTTTTTGTTTGAGCTGATACAACTATTGTTAATATTTTAATTGGTTGCTCATTTTCATATAGACATGAAACTTGGCATTTACCGTCTGGAGCAAATAAACCGATATATTTGTTTTCTCTTAAAAACTTATATCTTTTTGCTATCTTATGAGCTAGTGCAATTGGAAGTGGAATTAACTCTTCTGTTTCATTCGTTGCATAACCAAACATCATGCCTTGATCTCCAGCACCTTGGTTTTTGTTTGCTCTTTCATCAACCCCAAGTGCGATGTCTGGACTTTGCTTTGAAATATTTTCAATCACTTTAAAATTATTTAAGTAACCTAAATTAAGTAAGGTTCTTTTTGCTATTAATGAATAATCAATTACAGCTGTTGTTGTAACCTCTCCTATGATATAAACCGTATCATTCTTGATTGCCGTTTCAACAGCAACCCTTCCATTTTTGTCTTGTTCTAAAACTGCATCTAATATCTCATCACTTATTCTATCGCATACTTTATCTGGATGTCCATCAAACACAGATTCACTTGTATAAATTCTTTTCATATATTGCCCCTTTTCTTTGCTTTTCTTGTTGGGTTGAGTGTTTGTCCCACTATCAATTAAAAAGCCCACACGCGCAAACGTTGGGCCGAATTATCAAAAGAAAAAGGCTCATGTTAAGCCTTTAACTTATTTTCCATGCTGTATAAATTGTTTTTTTGCTTGAGTCCCAAGTGTCTAACAACTTACCATCTTTTATACACGCTATGTGTTTTGCCATTTTTACTATATAAGTTCCCTTGCCATATTTCCAAACAAACTCATTAGCTTTCATTCTTGGCTTTCCTCGTTCAACCGCTATAATCAATCTTTCATATTCTTTCAAGTAATCATAAATGAATTTAGTGTCTTTATAGCTATCAAACTTTAATTCTCTTTTTGCTTTGTTTAATTCTCGTCTTGCTTCTAAGTAGTCTTTATCAAATGCAAGCGCCACAGCTCTTACTACACAATCACCAGTTTTGATTCCTTTCGGATGAGGATTAGTAAATTCATATATTAACATGTCCTACTCCTTATTTAACCACTTTACAAGTTCTTTTTGTTTATCGGTTTGAAATAGCGGTTTATCAAATGAATTCTCTTTGCCGTATACTGTGAACTTTGCATTTTCCCAAGGAGACTCAATTTTAATTGTATAAATTACTGAACTATCATTAATGTCTGCAAATCTGAAATCATCATATAAAGGACCGTTTAGTGGACAATTGTTTTTGAACCAAACATAAGTGTTATTCAAATCAACTCGTCCTGATTCTTTTAATTGTTTTACAATTTGTCCCATTTTCTTTGTCTTATTCTTTAAGCTTGAATCCCTACAAAACCAATCATACCAACCTGCTGCTATTTGAGTCTTAACAGAAACACCATCAAATTCGCCTTCAACAAATAAATCTATCCATTGTCTTGTTGTAATTTGTTTTTCCATTTTTACTCCTCCATTCCACTTTTTGAAATGTAAGCTGCGTATCTTGCGTAATCATATCCTTCTGATTGAACTACTATTCCATAGTCTACTTCTTTTGCAGTAATTAAGATTGCATGCCATATACCATCTTCATCAATAAACATTAACTCTTTGTTTTCAGCAATAAAATCATAATTGTCTAGAAGTCTATTTTCAAACTTTCTAAACTCATTGATTTCAATTATCACAACTTTCTCAATGTTAACTGTGTCTCTAGGAATTAAATCATCTTTGTGTGCTTTTCTAAAAAAATTTACCTTTGTCATTTTAATAACCTCCCTTTTGTCATGTAGCATATTAAAATAACTTTTTTGATATAGCAAGTCATATTTTCATAATAAGAATTTATTTTTTCCTTATTAGGAATTATTAGGCCATAAAGCCAAGATAAGCACTTTTTAATCTACTTGATACTCTTCAATATCAGATAAAGGATATTTATTTCCATCTCTAATTAGAAAACTCTCTTCATAGTTTCCAGTGGCCTTTAGATATCTTCTAACAATTACATCGACAAATCTTTCATCGAGCTCCATAAGACGAGCTTTTCTTTTTAGTTGATCAGATGCAATCAATGTTGATCCACTACCACCAAATAAGTCTAATACTATCTCACCAACTTTTGATGAGTTTGAAATTGCTCTTCCACATAATTCAAGTGGTTTCATTGTTGGATGCTCTTCATTCTTCTTTGGTTTGTTATATTCCCAAATAGTGTCTTGAGTTCTATCATCAATAAAATAATGAGCAGCTCCTTCTTTCCAACCATATAAAATAGGCTCATGTCTCCAGTGATAATCTTGCCTACCTAAGACTAAAGCATTCTTTACCCATATTAAACATGAAGTTAATTTGAACCCTGCATCTTTGAATGCATTTCTAAAATTTAGCCCTTCAGTATCTGCATGGCATACATAAATACCACCACCTGGCTTTGTATATTTAAAAATATTTTCAAATGCCTTAAAAAGAAAAAGATAGAAGGTGTTATCTTCCATCTTATCGTTCATAATCTTACCAGCTGTTCCTTCGTAGTCCACATTGTAAGGCGGATCTGTAAATGTTAGGTCAACTATATCATCTTGGATTAACTTTTCAACATCTAAGGCCTCAGTTGCGTCTCCACACATAACCCTATGGTCTCCAAGTTCAAATATGTCGCCTTTTTTAGCATATGGAGTTTCGCTTATTTCTGTATCTGGATCAAAGTCATCATCAGTTGCATTATCAGGAACTTCCTCTTCTAAATCTTCAAAACCAAATTGTCCCATATCCATTTCAATTGATGCTAGTTCATCTTCAAGTTTTGAAAAGTCCCATGAAGCAAGCTCAGCTGTTTTGTTATCAGCAAGTCTGAATGCTTTTACTTGTTCATCTGTCAAATCATCGGCAATAATACAAGGAACTTCTGTTAATCCTAGTTTTTTACTTGCTTTTAGTCTTGTATGACCAGCTATTATCACATGTTCACTTGTTATAACAATAGGAACCTTAAAACCAAATTCCTCTATGCTTTTAGCAACAGCATCAACTGCCGCCTCGTTATTTCTTGGATTGTTTTCGTATTCCTTTAGTTCTGTTATTTGTTTCATCACTATATTCATTTACCCATTCCTCCTCACCATTTTCTATTCTTCTAGCCATTAATTCGATCTCGGCTTTCTTTTCATTAAAATCAATACCAAATTTTGTAATAAGTAAATACTTAATTGCTGCAATATCTGGTAGTGATTGTTTCTTAAATTTTGTTATACGCTTCTTTTGTCCAGTCTTTGTTTCTTCAATGACTGTTTGAGTTTCTTCATACTCAAAGCCGACTGCTCGCTTATACATTGCATCTATTAAATTGTTTTTTAACTCTTCATCACCAAACTCAAACGCATCGTCTAATCTTTGATGAGTCTTTCTTAATTTAATAAGTGTTTTCTCAGTTATACCTAAAAACTCAGCCACCTCTTTTTGGGTCGCTCTTTTTGATACCATTTCTTCTATGGCTTTTAATTTAGTTTCTAGATGTCCAGATTTTTCCCAACGTTCATAAGTGTCAAGCATTTTTCCTTTCATATTTATCTCTCCAACTGCCACTAATATCGACAAAAAAATTGTAATAGTTAACCAGTTGGAATACTACAAGTATCTCTGCAAAAACAAAAAAAGAACTCATTGCTGAATTCTTTAATAGTTTCTAGGCTGGTCTTATAGCCAGTATTCCATAGTTTTATTTTAAGCAATAACCATCTCTTGACGGCTTTGCTCATTTTAATGATATCATGCTCTTGACAATATCACAAATGCTCAAGGGTGCTCACGACTGCTCATCGGTGCTCAACTTTTCAGGAACCCTAATTTCAGCCATAGCATGGTCATGCCAGCGCCTAATTGTTGCTTTTGAATAAAACATTTTATCAGCTATATCTTGCCAATTTAGCCAATCAATGTATCTGTGAATTAACAATCTTTCATATTCCGGATTTTTAAGTGCTGATATACAATCTAATATTTCGTTTTTGATAGTTTCAAGATTTTTTCTTAATTCATCGATTTCATATTGAACTTCCATTGCTTTGTGGATCCACTTAACAAATGGAGCTTCAAGATTTCTTGTCCCAGACACTCTTATCTGGTCAAAATTGCATCCAGGAACATTAAATGACAAGCGGTCATATTCATCGTGTAAAGCTTGAAGTTTTTTGATTTTCTTCTCTGCTTCATGGTATCTACTTAGATATTCTCTTTTATCCATTTAAAGTTCCTCCTTAAATTTGTCTAATACTTCAATTTCAATTGCTATGCCAGTAGGTTCATCTGACCATAGCTTTTCAACATGCTCAACTACTACCTGAGCATCATCATTCCAAAATCCTACCTCTGTCATACAATCTTTTAGCATCTTCTGTAAATTATCTGTATCAGGTTTCGTTACTCGCCATTCTAAATGTTTATGTCTTTTTCCTCTTGGGAATTGCCATATCACTTTTAATTCAATTGGACCAGCAAGTGGCGTTTTTGGTTTAAAAGGTTTAATGTGAGTAATGAGTGTGTTCCTTGCTTGTTTTAATTTTTCGGATTTATAAAAAACAGGCTTATTATTTACAATCGCTACTTTATTCATTTGAGCTGTCACAGTTGGTGGATCTAGTAATAAAAATATTTTCATTACTTCCTCCTTTTTTAAATTTTTAGGTTTTTAGTTTTGGTAGAAAGGCTAGTGCTGACGGATGAGGCATTTGTTTGGGATAGGGCAGGCTCAAAAGCCCTATCCTACAAACATGCGTCAGCTGGTTGTGGCAACAACTATATATAAGGCCTTTCTGCCAGTTTTTTTGCCAGCTGGTATATAGGATGTTTTCCCCTTTCTGCCAATTATCATAAATTTGGTGGCAAAACACATTTTTTCCTTTCTGCCAGACATTATTTTCTTCTAATAATTCCCTTTTCCGTTATGTATTCATCGCTAAATTCTTGAACTCTTGCTCTAACTGTTCTTTCGGATATACCTAAATACTCAGCTAAAATTATCGCTTCACATGTTTCATCTTCTAATTTATTAATGTCAAACGCATTATCAAATTCTTCTTTTCTAGATTCCGGAGTTTGTTTTCTTTTTCCGCTTTTATCTAAATTTGCTCTTGGGTCACCAGAAGCAAAATGTTTACTTAATAAACCTTTTTCATCCACATAATGTATTGGATAATCAAACCAAAAGTTAACTGGTTTTATATTAGCGAATTCTCTCAAGCTACTTTCAAGTCTCCACGCTGTTGCACGAGGATTATCTAAGTATTGTTGTTTAAATTCATCTTCAAGTTCTAATTCAATCATGTCTAATTGTGCGTCAGGATCTCTTGCGAACACTCCTGAACCTGATGCTCTATCCATTGCTCTTTTAAAACCTTGAGCTCCTTTAGAATGATGATGACAATATATTGCTGTTGCACCTGTTTCATTACAAATCCTATCGAATTGATTTGAGAATGCTCCCATATCTGATGCATTATTCTCATCACCAGTTATAACTTTATAAATAGGGTCAATAATAATTGCATCATAGCCTTGACCTTCTACTTTTCTTACAATTTTTGGTACAAGTTTATCAAGTGGCATTGCTTTACCTCTAAGAGTCCATATCTCTATGTCTCTTTTGTGCTTAGGTTTTATTTTTAAAGCCTTATAAATTTCATCAAATCTATCTATAAAACTTGCATTATCGATTTCTAAGTTAATATAAAGGACTCTTGATTTCTTGCATTTAAAACCTAGCCATTCTATTCCTTCCGACAAAGATACCGCTAATTCCATAAGTAAAAAGCTTTTACCCGCTTTTGATGAGCCAGATATAAGCATCTTATGACCAACTCTGACAATTCCCTTTATTAATTCATCAGGGACTTTGGGCTTGTTATTTAATGCATCTTCTAAGTTCATGCTATCTGGTAATTCATCAAGCACTCCTTCAGTAAAATCCATCCATTCGTTCCAGTTCTTTCTTCCAATGTTTGTATCAACTAAAGTTTGCATTACACCGTTTCTTGTTACACCTGGCATTCTAGATAATCTTGAAGGATTACGATTTGCTTTATCTACTTTTAATCCGTTTTTTTCTAAGAAATCATATAAGTACTCTACTCTTTTACGATATTCTGTTGCATTAGGTGCATCTACTCTTACAATTGCGTGTAAACTCTTCTTACCGCTATGAACTAAACATGCGATAGGAAGTTCAAACTTACGATAAAAAGCATCTTGTTCAGATACTGGCATTTCATCTGATTCAACCAAAGCATATGACCATCTTGTAATGTTTTCATTTTTTACTCCGCTACCATCAACCGGATTAAATCTAATCCAAGCACCACATTCATCTTTATAATCACCAAGTGTTGCACCGATGTCCTCTGGGTACTTTTTAAGTGAAGTAATTAATTCTTTTGCAGTTCTATCATGATAACCTCTACCTGGCATCCATGCGCCTTCTGGATTTTGCCAAACATCGCTTGTTACATAACTTACTAATTCATCATCTTTGTATAGAATTTGAAGATAAGTTATTAATTGTTCAGTTGGGCTTAGGGAACTTTCTGGTTCATATATCATTCCATCGCCATCATATTCAATCGTGTCATTCCAGTCCATAACACCGCCATTTACTTGTGTGATGGGAACCCAGCCATTGTCTTTTGCCATTTTAATGATTGTTCCACCAGATACAGGATCAGAGGAGCCAGAAAAGCTCCTCCACTTTCTTTCACATTCGCCTTTTTTATACCTAGTATCATTTTGGCTCCATTCATCCCATACTGAACAATCATATCCTTCGGCTTTAAGTGCCATACCAACACTAATCCATTCATCATACGAAAGTTGTGACACATCTATTTGTTTTAAAGCCTCTAATAAATTGCTCATCTAATTTCCTCCTAAGGTTGATAACTATAAGGATCTACTCCTCTTGGAGTTTTCCATCCGTTTTCTGCTAATCTTGATATCATTCGGCTTGCATCATCAAAGTCCCAAAGTCCTACATGAGCAAAGCCATATTTTTCTAATGTTCTTATTTGTTTTGGAGTTGTTAATCCTTCGTTTTGTCTATTAATTAATTTATCAATAAGCATGCTTGCCATTCCTGAACAAGTTACAACTGATGAGTCAATTCCCACTCTTTCTAAATACTTAGCTTGTCTTTCACTAACTGGTCCCATCTCCCAAGCAAACGTTGGTTCATAGTCTGCTAAATCAATATCAGAAATTGAAAATGCATATTGAATAGGATCTACTAATTTTTGTTTTCTTCTACGCATTGCAGCAAGCTCTCTTGCAAGTGCCTCTTCACGTTCTTTAATAATATCGTTTTGAGATTCAACTTCTGCGGCAAGTAAATCAATACCGCTTTCTTTGTCCATCATTTTCTTATCAATGCGTTTCGCAAGTTCAGCATCTTTAGAAATAAGTGCAGACGGTCTACATAAATCGTGTCGTTCAGTCATCCATAGAAAATCAAGTAAAAGTAATTCTTTCTTACCTTCATGAGGTCTCATTCCACGTCCTACCATTTGTTGATATAAACTTCTTATTTTTGTTGGTCTAAGAATTACAATACAATCAACACTAGGACAGTCCCATCCTTCAGTAAGCAACATTGAGTTACATAAAACATCGTACTCACCTGCTTCAAAATCAGCTAATATTTCATCTCTGTCTTTACTTTCACCATTTACTTCAGCTGCTTTTAACCCATGTAGATTTAATAATTCACAGAACTTTTGTGAGGTTTTAATAAGAGGTAGGAACACTACTGTTTTTCTACCTTTTGCATACTTGAGCATCTCAAGTGCAATTTGATTTAAATATGGATCTAATGCTGTACCAATTTGTCCTACAGCATAGTCACCATTTGACATTCCTACTTCATGAATATCTAATTCAAGCGGAATCATCTGTGCTTTAATTGGACTTAAATAACCATCTTTAATTGCTTGATGCATTGAGTATTCATAAGCTTTAGAATCAAAGAACTTTCCTAGATTCTTTTGGTCAGCTCTATCTGGTGTTGCAGTAACTCCTAGAACTTTTGCACTATCAAAATAATTTAATACTCTTTGATATGTGTCACTCATTGCATGATGAACCTCGTCCACAACTATCGTCTTAAAATAATCTCTTGTATAAGCCATTAACCGCTTTTCTTGTGATAGTGTTTGAACTGATGCAATAGTCACATTTTTTGGAGAGCCAACGGCTGTTGACTCAGCCTTTTCCAAGGCTGAATCTAAACCGCTCACGTTTTTTAATTTGTCTGCTGCTTGATCTAATAACTCACCACGATGTGCTATTATTAAAGCTTTGTCTCCAGTCTTAGTTTCTTCTTCTACAACTTTTGAAAACACTACGGTTTTTCCAGTTCCAGTAGGAAGGACTAAAATAGTCTTTTTGTTTCCTTGAGACCATTCTGCTTGTATTGCATTAACTGCCTCATTTTGGTAAGGTCTTAAAATCATCGCCTTTACCTCCTAGAATGGAAGATCATCTTCCAAGAAGAACTCATCTTTATAATCAATAAATTTGTCAATATCGTTTGTTTTTCTTTCGTCACCACTTTGTGTTGTATAACTTCTTTGTTTAAAGTAAGCTCTACCTCTTGAGCCCACTACTTTGTTCCAGTCCATAGTTAATTTTTCACCATGCTTTTTCTGACCAATACTTCTAAAGAAAGCTGAAATACGCCATTCCAAAGTACGATATAAAAGCAAGTCAAACTTAACAATTGCCACTCCTTGTGGTGTTTCTACTTGGGCAGTAATAGTTGCTTTATTACATGCAGGAATCTTTGCCCCACCAGGGAATCTTCCTCTTTCAAAGTTCGTGACTGTAAAGTTATATTCACCATCAGGAAGTAATACAAACTCCTGCCCATCTGTTTCGATTGTGTCGTCCCAATCTATTAATAAATCTTTATTGTTTTCAATCATTTTTATTGTTCTCCTTTTTTATTTTTGATTGTTTTTACGATCTTTTCCCAATTTGGAATGATCCATCTTGTGATAAATTCATCTGAATAATTAGTGATAGGTTCATCTTCTTTGTAATGACCTTTACTTGCTACTACCTTCTGTAAGTCAGCTTCTGACACTTGTGCATCGCCGATCATCTTGTTTAGTCTTTCGATCACTGCACTCATGCCACTAATGTTTTCTGGATCAACTACTTCTTTCTTTTGTTTCTCTTGACCTTCAAAAAGGTGTGCAATTGCCTCGAATTTGAGCTCTAACTCCTCAGGCAAATCAAATCTGTTTTTAGCATCATAGGTTGGATTATGAGTTGTGTATAAGACTCGCTTTCCACCTTGAGCTTTCTTGGTATTATTTTCTGTTGTAACTACATAAATCTTGTAATTAACAAAGAATAATGCGTCACACCATTCTTTAATAACTGGTGCTACTTGCCTTGTTAGTTTCATCTCATAACGGTCAAATGCACCTTGCTCTTCTGGTAGTTCAAACTTACGAGGCTTTGCATGAGCTGTAATAACAACGTTTATTCCTACTTCAATCAGCTCATCAAATAAACTTAATAATCTTGTGTATTCATCAAGTAAATATGTGTACCCTTTGCCATAGCCAAAATCTTCTATGTTATTTTTTCGGTACTTTTCAGTAACAGCATTAATACACATTGTTTCTGACCAATCTGCAGTGTCTAATACAAGCGTTTTACAAATTGTAGGGTTTTTAATAATTTCTTTAACAATTAGCAATAACTCATCCCAAGACTTGCTGCATTTAATTCTTCTAACATCTAAATTGCTAGTTCCACCTTCAGTATCAATAAATAGTGGATCTGGGAACTTACTGGCAAATGTTGATTTACCAATTCCTTCTGGACCATAAATAACTATTTTTAATGGCCTCTTTTCTTTACCTTCAATAATTTTTAACATTTTATTATTCTCCTTCGTTTTTAATTATTGCCTCTTCTCGAGGATCGCTTATTGGTGCTAAGACAATCGAACCAGCCTGCATATTTATATATGGACCTATTAGACCGTTAATCTTGTCTTTGCCTATTCTTTTTGTGAGTTCAGTAATCCCAGCTAATTTGCTCTCAGTAAAAGGATCAATTCCTGCTTCTTTACAAATCTTTATTACTGCCTCTTCATCTGTAATCTTTCTTGAACCACGTGAATGAACTAACTTAAAGTTTGACCAGTTATGTCCCTTCATCGCTTTCTTTAATGCATACTCTTTTAAATCCTCTGCATACTTAATGACATCATCAAGTTTTGGTAGTATTGCTTCAATTTCGGTATCAGTTAATAGATTGATTGCTTTATTCATTTGCTGGATTGTTTCTAAGTTAACTTCAGCTCTTTTTGCACACACTGCCTTGCCTGAACAAAAACCACAATATTTACCTGGAACAGCCTCTGGGTTTTCAACCTTTGTTCTTTCAACAGCAGGAATTAAAACCATAGTTTCAAATACTAACAAATCTTCTATCGGCATTTCGTATTCATTTGTATTTGAGATTACTGGTTGATAAATAACTAACCTTACATTCTTAATTGGATATAAATCTTTGTATGCCTTATAAAAGTAAAGAGCGTATATCCCAAGTTGGCTATTAAATAGTCCAGTCTCTTCATCAAAAGTATTCACCGGTATCCTTCCAGTCTTTAGGTCAATAACTGTAAGTGTTCCACCATTTGTTGTTGAGATAATTCCACAATCGAGTGTCCCTTTTGCATCATCATCAAAGTCCATCTTTAATTGCTGTTCGATTACGATTAATGGCTCTTCACCTGATTTGTTCTTTTCATATTCAAAAGTATTAATAACAAAGTCAGCATAACCATCTGCAATCTCCTGCATATCAGGTGAGTACATGTCCAGATCCTTAATAAGATCATCGATTGATTTAATTTCACTGTCATAATCAATAAGCTTTAGTGATTTACTAATTAGTGCCGAGCCTAATTCATGACATTGTGTTCCAAACTCTGCTTGAGGACTTATCTCCTGATTGCTTCCATCATTTAATAGGGTGCTAAGTGGGCAATTCAACCAAGTACCACTTTTGCTGGGACTATATTTTCTACTGTGAGTTGTTGGGCTCAGTGCCATTCTCACCACCCCCTTCTGCTTCCTCATTTTTTGGAAGCAACATAATTTCTAGTGCCAATGTTTTACTGGCTTCACTAATAAGAAGTAGGGACTCTACTAAATCCTTATTGGTGATACCAGGTTTATCGGCTTTAGATTCTTTTTCCATTTCTAAACCTCCTTCTTCCTGAAGAGTTTTCTTTCCCTTCAATGGTTAATGGCAAGTCGTTTATCGTTTTGCCAAGATTTAGCGAATTTTGTTCATTTTTTCTTTTAAAAGTTCAATTACCATTCGTTTTCGCCATTGAATTGTGCTTCTTGGCATATTTACTTGTTGACTAATATAAGAATCAGTATGGCCTTCGTTATAAAGTCTGATGATTTCTTGATCTATCGGATCGAACTCAGCAACTAAGGACCAAATTAAATCACTTACTTCTTGTGCTCTTTCTCTTTCTTGGTTTTCGTAGTAAGAATTATCAGCATATTCAAAATCATGATCTTCATACATTTGGTCGATAGAGATTGGACATCGTTTTTTAGCAGCAATTTCTCTTCGCTCATCATTTCGTTTTTCGTTTCGATCCCAATGAAAATACTCCTCAGTGCAAGGAACATAAACATATCTCTTGCTTCTTTCTGGGAAGGAGACCCAATTTGTTAGCTTATTACCAAATTCATCGTATAAGCCTTTTTCAATTAGTTTTTTTAGTTCTTCTAAAACGTAATATTTTTCCCCATTGTAAATTTTTGACATAAAAAATAACCTCCCTATCAATTTTTTAGTCATTGAAATGGAGGTTCACTTTTTTGCAGTTAATTTCAGGCGTGGCAAAAGTAACGGAAGTGAATTTCCATTTCATTTGCATTGCCAACCATACACAATTGGTGGTTCTGCGTTATTAAATTATGTCGGTTAATCTGTTGTGTAATCCCATATAACTAGCAACTTCTATATGAGCAGATTTTACCTAAATCAAGGGAGCTAACCTGTCATCTGGTTATATTATAAATGTTAAGTTTTTTTAATTCATTGGTCTAAAATTGGTCTGTCTTGGTCTGAAATTGGTTTTTTCTTAAACTTCGCTTTTGTAAAGTTTTTCTTTTCTTTTCTTCATTTTTTATATATGTAAATAAAAATATATGATATAATTAAGGTAATTAAGTTTGATATGAAAAGGAGATAATTCATGAAATATTGCTACGATAAATTATGGAAGATTTTAATCGACAAAAAAATGATAAAAAAAGACCTCATGGCTGAGGCCTCTATTACTTCATCTACTATGGCAAAAATGGGTAAAGAGCAGCCTGTAAGTCTTGAGGTTCTTGGACGTATTTGTAAAGCCTTAAATTGTAATATTGGTGATATTCTTGAAATTAAATATTAATGAATCTAGGGGGAGTGTATGAAAAAATTATGTTTTGGAACTTTATTTACTTTATTATGTCAAATTAAGAATAAACAAAAAAACCAGAATTGGCTGTATTTTTCTTTAGTCACGCCTCAAGAAACCTACAAATGTGAGCCTGATGGCGGTTCTGTTGGAGCTAGAAAAGATGGTAGAGATGATATTCCTCAATCAGAAAAGGATTTTTTTGTTCTGACTAATACTGACACAATAGTTGCTTTTTATAGAAAAGAACTATCTCAACTTATAATGCCTGATAGTTATAAAAAGGCTTTTATAATAGCATTAAAAGAAGTGCTTAATGAAGATACTACTATTGCAAATAGCACAGTTATCGGCTCTGTAGGTTTTACAAAGGAAAGCATAATAAAAAGTGAGACTTTCGATTTTTATTCTTTAATTGCTAATCTTATGAAGTATTGTTCTTCCATAGTGAACAGCGGATATACTACAAACATAAAGGAAATAACAAAGACTTTTGTAAGAGATAAATTATCTGTTTCAGACAACATTTTCATAGTAGATTCTGATGTTTCAAGCATAGCTACGCCTATTGCTTTAACAGTTGATGCAGCTAAATTTGCATCTGTATTTACTGAATTAAATGCAAACACTTATTCCTTGTCATTACCTAATCCTAATAAAGTGAAGTTATTTAAATTAAAGGTTTCAAACAATGAATTTGATAAAGCACCTGTTAGTGATTTCATATTGGATAATATTAGCCAGTATGTATATTCACGCACAAGAATCCAAGATATCTCCGCCTCTCATAATGTAAAAACTATAAGTACACGTGCCATAAGAGATTTAATAAAAAATCCTACCTTCTCAAATCAAAAAATTACTTTTTGTGAGATTATGCTTTACTCGTTTATGGAATCAACTATGTTTTCCCCTAAAATATTAAGTGGTTTTGAAATTAATAGTTCTGGAGGATCAAAAAGTTACTCTTCTGGTATTTACCTCCTCCCTGCTGGAACCATATCACCAAATAATCAAATAGTATTCGGCTGTGCTCAAGCACATGATAATTTGAAAGACGCTGTTGATGATGTTCTAAAACAAGCTTGCGATATCAAGGATAATAGTCATGAGGAGGTTCATCTGTTAGATCCATCGATTTTAAACACAATTATGGAACCTTCAGAAACAGAGTATATCAAAAATATAGTTACACCTAATCGTAGTTCTACAGTAGCTACAGATGATGCTTTTGGACTATTTATGACATATTCAATTAATATACCTGGTAAAGATACAATGCCAAATTCAGCTTATCGTGCAGCATTAGATACACAAATGGATGCTGATATCAAGGCTAATCTGCCATACATTATTTCACAGATTATAACACTTGGATTAAATGCGTATTCTTTCTATTTATTCATCCTTCCATTAGACAAAATTGAGGATGATACTAAAGCTATTATGTCTATGTCTGTTGGTGGAGGTGGTTGATGTGAATACTCCTAGAAACAAAACTATTGCAGAAACAATTTATGGAGATATAGAAAACAATGAATACCTTATTGAACTATACAATGAGTTGCTGAGAGCATATACAAGAAAATTGTTTAACCGTTCAAATCCTGATTTTGATTCCAAAAGATTAAATGATCTTCTTTCTTTCGCCGATCTTTTATCTAAATCAACAGGTACAAAAAACAGTGGATTACATAAAATATGGAGCCAACAAATCATAGCACTGCTTGAAAAACTATACGAACGAGACAAAAAGATAAACTTTTATAAATACTCTATCCTATCTTCTTGTAATAATTTTCAGGGCCTGCAAACATCAAAATTTAATTTCAATAATCCTTCTGTGTTCGACCAAATAATAGAATTGTCTAACAAAGAATATTATCGTGTTCCAAATTCAGAAAATAGCTATTTTTTTGAGGATCAAAAATCGATTTTCGATGGTTTTTCTCATCAATATTTCAGCTATTCAGCACCAACATCTTTAGGCAAATCGTATGTAATGCGAGTTTTTATTAAACAACAAATAATGCAGAACTGCAATGATGATTTTGCAATTATAGTTCCAACTAAAGCATTAATCAATGAAACAAAAACCAAAATACTAGGTGACTTAGGCCAACAACTGATGAAAGAGAAAAACTATAAAGTTGTTGTTTCTGCAAATGACCTGGTTCTTGAGCAAAATCACCACTTTATTTATATAATGACACCTGAGCGTTTCTTATATTTATTGAATACTACTAATAAGAGCGTATCTTACTTGTTTATTGATGAAGCTCACAAGATTTCATCACAGGATTCTCGCAGCCCATTTTACTATGATTTAGTAAATAAAATATCTTCTTATACTCCAAAACCACATATTATTTTTTCATCACCTAATATCCCTAATCCTGAGGAATATTTAAGGCTTGTCCCTGACCAAAACGGTAAAAGTAACCAGAAATCTACATATGCACCTGTATGTCAAATGAAGTATCTTGTTGATTTAAAAGATGGTGCAGTAAAGGCATTTAATGACTATTCAAAATCATTTATTAAAATGGGTAACGCAAGTAGCAGACTTACCCTCACTTCTTTAATTAATTATGTCTCCCAAGATAATGAGCAAAATATCGCTTATTGCAGTTCCCTCAGAGAAACCATAGAGCAAGCAGTTGAATACGCCAAAAACTATAATCCTTCTTTCACTGAAAAACAACAAGCAGAACTAAACAAGTTGTCTAAAGACATTAAAAATGAAATTAATGCGGACTACTTCTTGGTTGAGTTAATAAAAAAAGGTATAGCTTTCCATGTTGGATATCTTCCAGCAAGCATAAGAAAAAGAATTGAAGATGCTTTCAAGAATCACACAATTAAAACATTGTTCTGTACAAGTACATTAATTGAAGGTGTAAACCTTCCTGCTGATAATCTATTTATTACCGATTATAAAAATGGACGAAAGAATTTAGATAAGGTTTCATTTAAAAATCTTATCGGAAGAATAGGTAGAATTGATCATAGTTTATTTGGTAACGTCTTTATGGTTTGCTTACCTAATAGTGACGTGAAAACAATTGACAGATATGCTGATTTACTAATAAATGACATTCCAGACCAATCGTTATCGATTGAATCCACCCTTAAAACTCATCAAAAGAAAGCCATAATTAAAGGTTTGCTAAATAATGACTTTGAGATGTCATCAAAACATGATAAAACTACTAATAGCGAATTTAACTTTATGCGTAAAGAAGCATTGATTTTTATTAATGATTTAAGAAATGACAACGAAAGTTTAATTGTAAAACAGCTTAAAGAGTTTGCTACTCCTGATCAAATCGAAATCATCAAATCCAATATTAAACAGATTGAACCAACTAAAAGTATTGACATTTCACCTGACCAATTTAAAAATTTAAAAGATTTTGTTGCATCTGGTGCAAAATATCCCGATTTATTACCAGATGATACTGTAGATTATCAATCTGTAGTTAGCTTCATGACAGACTTAGGTAATATATATAAATGGCGTATTTATGAAAAAAAGACATTAGGTTACACAGACAAAATAACTTCAAATTTATCGCATATAACTTGGTATGCAAATATCTTATATAAGTGGATGTCTGGATTTGGATTGAGTTCCATCATTTATGGTGCCATTCAATATAAAGAAAAATATCCCGAAACAGGTATATGGGCTAATAATTGGAAGATTGAGGACTATTATGATAGAAATAATCCTAAACACAAAAACTATGTTATTGCCGATACATTAAACACTATTGAAAATATTATTCTGTTTAGTGTTGCTAATTATTTCAGAGAGTTCTCAACAGAATACAAGCTACAACATGGAAATAAACCATTCGATAATGATTGGTATGAGTATGTTGAATACGGGACCACAAATAAACTTACTATACTATTACAAAGATATGGGTATCATAGAGAGGCTGCCTCTTACATTAATTTACACAAAAATGAGCTTGTAAACTTCACGATTGCTACTGACACAGCACCATTTGTACTAAGAAAAAACCTACTTCTTAACTGTTCTGATGAAAGTACAAAAACTGAAACATCAGAAATTTATATAAATATTCCTGAATTGTTTATTGAAGAATAAAAAAATAGCGACCTAACTCGTAATTGAGGTAAGTCGCTTTTTCTTTTAACTAAAATTTTAAACTGTCTTTAGTAGATCGTTAAAGTATGTAATAAAGTCTCCCTTTGTAAGATTTTCGTTATATAATGGAGAACCCCAAATTCGATATTCGTTATCATCGGAAAATTTCACAACTGGAATGCCTTTCTTAACTAGGTCTAATAATAGCGTATTTTTCCATTTGTCTTTTTCTAATAAATGCTCACCTTTTGGTTCAATAAACATACATATATAGATATTATTTTTTCCAGATGATGTTTTTTCTTCTACCTCTTTGTTTAGAATAAGAACATAGTCGGGTTCAAATTTAGAACCATCTTCAAATGAATAAATTGCAACCTGTATTTCATTTCTAATCAAGATTACTGAATGAAATTTTCTTCTCAATTCTTCTACCATTGTACTGAAATACTTGACAAATTTCTTCTCTTCGCTTGTTCCAAAGTTATCATTATATGCATACCAATTTTTATCAGATAAATCCATACGATATGTGCTATTCACCAAACTATCATTTTGGGAGACTCCTGCCCCCCACGATTCATCATCTTTTTCGACTGTAATGTTTCTTATACGATCAGTAAACACTTCTCTAATTGGTTTCCCATAAAATTCAGTTGTTCCTTTATATGAAACTTCAATGGTTTGAACATAATCAGACACTATATGAAGAACCTCTTTACACGCATTTAACATGTCCTCATTACTTGGCTCAGTTCCTTCTAACGCTAAAAATGTTATTGGAAAGTTACCCAAATATTCTGGACTAGTTAAAAATTCTCTAACACTTTTAATATTGGGAAATTTCTGTTTTAACTTATCAAATGATAATGTTAGTTCAAAACATCTAAAAGCTTTATAAATGATACTATATTGAATCTCACCAAATTTTACGGGATTTAAATCAACATATTTCAATCTAGATGAATTAATATTATCATCAAATAGGCCCCCAACTGTAGAGGCATTTGATTTACATTTATATGTCTTACCCATAGTTCTTATTTTTTCAGGAAGTGATGTAACTGTACTTCTTCCAACTTCAACTCTATCATTCAAGAAAACAAAACCTTCCATATATACTTTTGATCTCTTAAAATCGTTCTTAAGCTTATAGTGAACTTGCTTTGTTTCTGTTTCTGGAAGTAAACCTGTTTGTTTTAAGGCACGTTTTATTTCATCTATATACCTAGAATCATCCATACAGTGATATAAAAGAGTTTCACATATTGAATAAGGGCTTGAATAGTCTGAATATTTTCTCTTTTCCCTCGGTTGTTCATTAGTAAACTGAAATGGACAATATCTTGCTCCACGACCTATTAATTGAGCTTCACTAATTGTATATTTTGAGACTGTTCCTTTAGGACCACCTTGACGTGTTTCATAAAGTCTAACAATATCAAACAATGATAATACATCCCATCCCTCAGTGAGTTTATCAACTGTAAATATCAAACGGTAATTGTTATTCTTTTCGTCAAGATTATTTACTATATTTTCATTTTCGGAATTCAACGCATTCATATTTACACAGTTAGATTGAGAAAAATCTATTTTTATTAGGTCGACCAACTCATCATTTGTTAAGTTGATATCATTAAAAAAATTAAATGCATTACTAAAAATTTCGTTTCCTGAATTTGTTATTTTAATATCTTCTATATCAACTGGAGACAATAACTTTAGTTTTTCATGAAATTCATTATAGAAGCTATTGGATTCACTTATCGTTTTTGATTTTAATAAAACAACCGGTTTTATAGAAATATTGCGCTTTTCAAAAAGTAGTTTTCTGTACTCACTTAAAATTAAAGCCTGTAAAGTTCTACCCCATTTTGTTGTACTACTTTGTAGATTCATAAACTCTTTTGTGTATCCAGCTTTTCTAAATTCTTTTAAGTCAAAATTATAAATTATTTTATCAATATACTTACTTTTTACATTTACATCTTGAATATCACATGTAGCTGTAAACTCTAAAAGAACATTATCTTTATTAGCTAAGAATATCTTATTAACTGTATCTTCCCAAGTTGCATTTTCCTCGTTTTCTTTTTTGTCTTTAGAAGTTGTTGAATTAAGATGGTGTGCTTCATCTGCGATTAATACGATTTTATCATTTTCAAAATCTTCAATTGTTAACGATCCTTCCCTAATAATACTTAACGAACTATGAATACCTTGAACAGTATTAAAGCAAATATTAATGGCATCTTTATCAGCTTCGTCAAAATTGCTAACTTCGTTTATTTTTACGTTTTTACCATTAATATTTATACTATTGTTAAACAAATATTTAGATGACGCTTTTTCAAGAAAATTAATTCGAGTTTTTGAAACAATATTTGTCTGGTTTGTAAAGAATAGAAAGTTTCTATACCCCAAATTATAGTAGTATAAAATATCCATTGCCATAATTACTGTTTTTCCAGAGCCAGTAGCCATGTGATATAGAATATGAGTTTGTTTATTCTTGCTTAAATTGCTTGTTAAATATAGAATAGTATATTCTATAGCTTCTTTTTGATAATCACGAAGTTTTATATTACTAGACAAGTTATTAATTAAAAATTGTGGTATTTCTGCGGAAAACCCTGCTTCTTTTAATGTTGTAATTTTTTCATATAAAAAGCTCATAATTATTCACCATAAAAGGACTTAGTAAATGCTTTATCAGCATCTGATACTCCTTTATCCTCATCCTCGATTTCTGAATAATTAATATATAGTAAATTCTTGTCTAAGACTTCTATAAGCACTTTCTTTTTATCAGACAAAGACAATGAATTGAAAAGTTCTACATTTTTAATTGATTTTAATGCTTCTATATCTATCTTATAATTTAGCAAAAATGGAGAATCAGTTAATTTGTCATAAATATTATTTATGTTGCTTTCATTTGATTTAGAAATTTCATCAATTAACGTGTAATTTTGTTCTAATAATTCGCAATAAATGAATGATCCACCACCTCGATAATTACATTCACTTGTAACTCCTGAATTATCTTCACCCTTAATTACTTTTTTCAGTCTTTCACAAATAGTAGATTCAACATAATCCATTTGTTCGATTCCAATATATCGTCTATTCATTTTTTGAGCTACTGCTGCTGTTGTACCGCTACCTAAGAAGAAATCAAGTACGATATCCCCATCGTTAGAAGAAGTTTCAATTATTCTCTTAATTAACTTCTCTGGCTTTTGCCCTTTAATCTCATCAACACCTAACATTTTACTTACTTTTTCACCAGAAAATGAAACAACGGCAATACTATTCAATTTATCATATATAGAACAATTCCAAGTATCTTCAAGCGGATATTGCTCTGGTAATCCTTCTGTCATCAACATTTTCGAATATTTATTCAAGAATCCTTGTGGTATAAATGTAAAAGTATCTTCTAATTCTTTCAATACTTTTTTTAAAGATGCATCATTAAATCTTTCTTGAAAGTCAGAATCTCTTTGTAAATATTTTTTATTAAATACGAAATTGTTAGGATCTTTTGTATAGTATAAAATGGTGTCGTGATTTCTAATATAGTTTTTTGCTGTCGTTTTATATCCAGATAGCCAGCCTATTCGCCATATAATTTCCCTCTGAAAACAATCTCTTCCAAATACTTCATCCATCAATACTTTTAAATAATGTACTTCATTATAATCCATAGAAACATATATACTGCCGTCTGGTGCCAATAAACGTTTTGCTACTTCTAATCTGTTTTTCATAAATGTCAACCAAGTAGAATGATTAAAAGTGTCATTATATTTAAATGTGTCAGATTGTGTATTATAAGGTGGATCTATAAAAATAAGTTTAATTTTTCCTTCATATTTAGGTAATAAACTATACAAAGCGATTAAATTATTTCCTTTAATGATGTAATTATCATTTATAGTGCAATCAAACTCAGTTAGAATATCACCATCAAACTTGTAATGTTTTTTTAGTGCTTTTGGTTCAAATAAGACATCTATGTAATCTTTACAAAGAACTTCATTCAACATTGTTTCGCTTCTTTTATCATCTTCCTTTGTTTGACCACCAAGCAACACAGCATCTTTATAGGGAAACGATAAAACAACATCATCTTTGTTTTTTAGGAAATCACCATTTGAATCTATTAAACCTATCTTATTTTTATATGAGGTATAACTATCAGGTAAAAAATTATTATTGCTTATAATCCATGAAAACTTCACTTTATCAAAAACTAATATTCCATTACTCTCTATAAAAAACGCTTTTTTGAACTCTTCATCACTTAATAAAATAGACATCAAGTGTTCATCCAAATTAAGAGAAGCAGTTTTTATCTTTTCCTTAATTATTTCCTTGTTTTCATCTAAGAAATATTCATCGTTTTTGATTCTGCTGTTTAATTTATCGATTAATGTAACCATACTATTTCTCCTCCATATCAATATTATATTGTTTACAAAGTTCAACGATCTTTCTTTTAATCTTGGTTGTAGGTTCATGCTTTCCCGTTTCCCATCTATTAATAGAAGCATAGGAAACGCCTAAAAGAACTGCTAACTCTTCCTGAGTGATAATTAGCTTATTTCTTAACTCTTTAACTAATTTTTTATAATTCATACTTATCACCTTTTAATTTGTGAACCACTTGTAATTAGTATAGCACTTTTTTATCAAATTGTCCATAATTTATTAAATAAACTGTCAATTTAAGTCATGTTTTTCTCAAATAGTTTAAAAAGTTTTCAAATCGTTAAAAAGTAGGGTAATCGTTAAATAGTTGATTAGAAAATAAAAAAGAGACCTAATAATAGCCTAAAAACTGACTACTACAGGTCTCTACAAAACTGGCGAATAGGAGATTTTC